TAAAAGAATACGATACGTTTAAAATATCAACAATAAAGGCTATACGAATACCCGTTATCAGATTTCAAGAAGCAGCATTACCAACATTAAATTTAGAACATACAATAATACGTGATATAAAGAAATATGAAAGAAGGTCATATGGAAAAAGATGATATAAAACCTTCATCAAAATGATATTTCTGTTAATTATAGCGTTTTACAAATACCAAACGTTTTCCTATGCCATTGTGTTAATCCATATTTCTTAAGTCCATCTATGTGTTTTTTTGTGCCATACCCTTTGTTTTTAAGTAATCCATATTTTTCATCTAATTCTGGATTATCTTCGCATATTTTTTCAATATATTTATCTCTCGATACTTTCGCCAGGATACTTGCAGCCGCTATACTACAATACCAGTTATCACCACCTTCTATACATTCATATGGTATTCCTTTATATTCCCTAAAATCACATCCATCTATTAATAGAAACTCCGGTTTAATCTCTATTGTTTCAATACATTCATGCATACACGATAATGTTGCTTCACGGATATTAATTTTATCAATGTCCTTTTCATCCATATAAGATATTGAATAATCAATACAATTCTCTATTATATAATTATATGCTTCTGTTATTTTTTTATTAGATGAGAAGCGTTTACTATCTTTCATAAGAGAGAAATTAAAATTATCACGTGGTAAAATAACACAAGCAACATATACCCTACCAAACATGGGTCCTCTGCCCGATTCATCAATTCCTGCCTCTAATAGTATTTTTGAATCGCCTCTAATGTTTCTCTCTATGATTATACCTGGGTTATTAGTTTCATCATCACCTCCATTTTTAATCTCCATATCATTTTTAATTTCATCTATATATCCATTATAATATGGTCTTAGTGGGTCTTTTTTATTTCTAATATTTCTATATATCTTATTTTTTTTATCTTTGTTATTAGTTTTTGAAAATGGATAATCATCATTAATTAATTTCTGTAAGTTTTCGCTTTTTTCGATATTTTTTGTTGCGAACTCACGAAATCGTTTATATAGTTCAGTATTCATAAATGTCAGTTTTATATGGTTGTATTTTAATATCTCTATATCATTATTATATTATTTAGTAATCAATTTTATACTATATAATATATTTATTAAACTCCTACATGTGTTATATTTATTAAAGGCAATAAATAATTATGCTAATTTTGAATTATCTCCTGTTAATTTACTTTTAAGTATATCCTTAGTGACCTTTCTCCTTTTTGGTAAATTTTTCAATGTAGAGGTTTTCTTATGATCAGTTTGCTTAAGAGTGAATTTTTTCTCACTATTTATTTGTAATCCAATTATAGATTTGATTACACTCTTTTCTTTATCATAACTTATTTCTTTTACTCGTTGGAACCTCTTTCTATTTAAAGAATTCAATAAATAATCTTTTAATTCTTCAATCTTATCAAGTGTTAAACCTTCTTTCTCTCCAAAAATCTCAGCATATTCATTTAGTTTCTGTATTTTATACATCTTTTCTAGTTTGTTCCACGGTTTCTGTGTTATAGTTGTTGTTTGTTCCATTTCTAAGATGTTATCTATATTATTTTTTGTTACATTATCTTGTTGAATATTTAAAACACCCTTATCTTTATCAGTGTGCTTATTATTTAATAACATCGTTTGATATTCTATATTGCGTAATTCGTTGCATTGTGTCATATTATATATAATACATGTGTTAGGTTTAACTCGTTATAATATATTAATATATTAAGTAAAAGGTATAAATATATTAATATATATATGAAAAAAACCGTAGTATTAACGAATAAAACCACAATCAGTAAGATTAATAAAAAGATCCAATACAGGGATATAATTAACGTATGGGATTTACCTTTTAAAAAAGAAAGGTTACATAGTATAATTTCACACAATACGCAGAAAGAAATTATAGATGTCATTAATAATACTGACTGTGATATTATAGGAAATATAGATGACGATGAATTAATATATTATGAATGCCATGAAGAAGAAGATATGGAAGACGAAACCTATAATTTACAACTAGATAATATAATTGGTTCTGTAGAAATAAATAATAAAAAAAGCATACCAAAATCTAGAATTTATAATATTGTATTAAAAGAAATAAAAAATAAAATTTGTGGATATGGACAACAAGACAAGAATAAAAAAATATATACCAGTGACTTGATTATTTCTCTCCGCGATACAGTTGAATTATTAGCCAATTCATGTCTTATTTGTAGTTATTGTAGGAAGATTGTATATATTTTATATACTGAATATAGGGATCCAAATCAATGGACGCTAGACAGGATTGATAATAATATAGGACATCATAAGAATAATTGTGTTATATCTTGTTTATCATGTAATTTACAAAAGAGACGTATGAATGATGATAATTTTAGATTCACAAAACAAATGAAAATTATAAAGAAGGGATAATATGTGGTTAATTAAATTTAAATAATAAAAAAATTATATCATATAATAAAAATATATCAATGATACAATTAAAATGGAGTAATGGTTCTATCAATGAGAGAAGTATTAAGAGAGCTGTTATTGTTAAAGAAGATAATGTAAGTAATACTGAATATAATAAAGTGATTGATAATGGTGGACAAGAACTAGGAACAATAAATGATTTTAATCATATAGGGGAAAATTTATATTATAATGAGGGACAAAATAAGCCAGATATTAGACAAGGTATTAATGGTGGACATTTAAATAAAGAGGTATTCACGCAACGCACAAAACATAGAGAAGAACAAAATGAGAAATTATCAAATCGTCATATGGTTATTCAAAAGAACATTAATCCCTTTGTTACTAATGGGAATTATATTGATCACCTCAATACGGAAGACGAATTTTTAAGACCTAAGGATTCCAATTATAATTAATTTAGGGATATTATACCCACTCAAATATATCTATATTTATATTCGTTATAACAATTTAAATATTATAGTTGAAAAATACTTATATATAAAATGAATAGATTATATACTACTCAAAATGAGTTGTTATTAAATAACTTATTAAAATATTATGGAAAGAATAATTATGAGTTATTAGAGAAGATAATACCAATTATTAATGGTCAATCATTAACATCAATAAGGATTATTGATTGGTTTGTTACAAATTACGCTAAGAAGAATTTTGTTATTTATAATATAAATGCTGGTGGAGTGAGTGGGAACACCGCAAATAATGGCGATACAATGGAAAGTGAAAATAGGGATGTTAAGCGGTTCAAAGTATATATGGATTATAAACTAAAACTTAAGGCATATAGTAAAAAGAGGTTTGACCCTTTTTGTCGTTGGGATAGGATAAACATACCTTATAAGAATAATAGTTTTATACAGACAACAATAGGGCAACTAAATTTTTTTAAGTGGGCTCTAGATAATGAAATTTTGGAATTTGTTGAAAATAATATGTCTATAATTGAGAAAGATATGAATAATTACAATAGCACTGCAAAAAGAAAACTTGAGAATTCTAAATCCAAGACTAGAAAAACGAGAGAAGAATTATCTATTTCCGCAACACGTAGTATAAAAAAAGAAAATGTTGAGATAATTGTGAGGTTCAATTAAAAGGGGATGATATCCCCTTAAACCCCTTTTTAATAGGAGAGGTTTGAATATCCCATTAGACCCTTTTTTAATATGAGAGAGTTGTATATTCTATTAGACCCCTTTTTAATAGGAGAGAGTTGTATATTCTATTAGACCCCTTTTTAATAGGAGAGGTTTGAATATCCCATTAGACCCTTTTTTAATATGAGAGAGTTGTATATTCTATTAGACCCTTTTTTAATATGAGAGAGTTGTATATTCTATTAGACCCCTTTTTAATAGGAGAGAGTTGTATATTCTATTAGACCCCTTTTTAATAGGAGAGACTTATAAGGATTATAGATTAAATTTAAAATTTATTATTTTATTTGTTTCAATTCTAATAATTAATTTAATAGAATACTTGTTAATCTTTATCATATTTAAAATTTCTTTTAATGTATATTTTGCTTCCTTTCTTTGTATTGATAAATTCAATTTTGGATACCAACTATACCCTTTTAATCCATTTTCATTACTAAGTTTCATATTAAATGTTGTTGTTTGTAAAACTTTTTGCGTAGGCATAGAACACCATATATCATTTAAAATTCCCATATATTTTATCCTTTTTGAAATAACCATATTCCCATGTTTCACAATACATTCTATAATATTAGATTTTGTTAATATTACTTTATCAAGTTCTTCTTCTGTAATATATATCTCTTTTGGTGTTAAAATTAAGTCACCATTTATAATTTCCTGTGTATAATTTTCGATATTAGAGATGCGAATTATTTCTGCCATATTTTCTAATATTTAGGAGATTAATCCAATTTTGTTAATTCAAATTAAGTTATAAAATTGATTTAAATTAACAACATATATTAACAACATATAACAAAAATGGTTAAATATAGTTGCGAACGATGTGGAAAAGAATTTTCTCAAAAATCTCATTATGATTCTCATTATAGACGCAAAACACCTTGTGAAAATAATACTGATAAAATTAAGGCACTTGTAGATAAAGCAGTTGAAGAAAAATTAAAAGAATTAAATAATAAAAAATTGACTTTTAAAAATAAAGAATTAAATATTAATATAACGAGTAAAATGGATCAACTGAAAATACAAAAACCATTCTTAAAATGGGTAGGAGGTAAAACACAAATTATTAATGACATTATTTCAAAAATACCAAAGCAAATGAATAATTATCATGAACTATTTTTAGGAGGAGGAAGTGTTTTATTGGCTGTTTTATCATTACAAAAACAGAACAAAATTGTAATTAAAAATAAAATTTATGCTTATGATATCAATAGTGATCTAATCAATGTGTATAAAAACATTCAAAGCAATAAAGAAGAATTATATAAAATTATTAATTCATATATCAATGAATATGATAGTATCAAGGGTTCTATAATCAATAGAAAACCTACTTCTTTTGAAGAAGCAAAAACATCAAAAGAAAGTTATTATTATTGGATAAGAAACAAATATAATAATATAGACAAAAATACTATTGAATGTTCTGCCCTATTTATGTTTATTAACAAGACTTGTTTTAGAGGTATGTATCGTGAAGGACCAAATGGATATAATGTACCATATGGACATTACAAAAAAACACCTACAATAATATCTGAAACAGATTTAAATTATATTAGTGATTTGATTAAAAATGTTAAATTTAAACATAGTAGTTTTACTAATTCAATTAAAAATGTCAAAGAAAGAGATTTTGTATATTTAGATCCACCATACGCTCCAGAAAATTCTAAATCCTTCGTTGGATATGTAGCTGATGGTTTTAACTTAGAAACACACAACTTGCTGTTTGATGAAATAAAAAAATTGGAAAATATAAAATTTGTTATGAGCAACGCAAAAGTAGATTTAGTTACTGATAAGTTTAAAGAATATAATTGTGTTGATATTATAGCAAGGAGGGCAATTAATTCTAAAAAACCAGGTTCAACAACAACAGAAGTTATTATTTATAATTAATTAT